AAATCCGTAAAATCCTAGTCCTGGCAGAAATTTAAAATGGACAAAATATTGGATCTTAGCTTTAAGTGGATCATTGGGCGCATAGTTTCGTCTAATTGACAAAACCTTTTGACTACCTTCTTCGATTGTAACGACGTAAGGTAATTTTATTTCTGTTGGTTCACCATCTTGACCAACATCTTCAAAACCTTCTAAATCTAAATTAATATGACACTCTAACAACGTATACATATTTTCTGCTCTTGCTGTTTTAGTGACACCTTCTAATTCACGTTCTTTATCTGTTACTTTATCAGCATCAGATACGTCAGTTGGTTTTGATAATTCTATATCTGAATAAAAACCATTTACTTGTTGTTTTCGTAAATCGTTTTCAGAAATTTTAATAACGTGGATGACTGAGTCCGCATCGTCTAATGAGGTAGCCGTATACGGAACAACAAGGTCATCTGCAGGGACAAACTTTGATACTGCTCGTCCCAATAAATCATCGTAGTAAACTTTTTTAAAAGTAGAACCTGCTAAAGGTAGATGAAATAACATTTGATCAAATTCTGGTTCATATTCTTTCATTTGATCTAGAATTTGATAATTCATAAAATCTTTTACTCTTTGTGCCTGTTGTTCTTTTTGAGGATTAGACACACCAAGCATTTGTGTTCTTACGGGTCCATCGCTTGGTAATAATTCTTTATAAGCTAGCGCTTGAAACTGTGTTACAGCTTCTGCAAGAACTGGGTGAGTTGCACCACTTGCTCCTTGAAAAGGTTCGTTACGATTATCGTATTTAAATCCTAAAAGATCTAAACCATTGATGTAAGAACTTTCCCAATCTTTTCTTGATGATTTGTAATCTTTATAATCGCCTCTAAGTTTTGATCCTAGGGGGTCTAGAGTTGTTTCTGGTAAAATATCTGCAAGGTTGTCAAAATGATTTTCTGTGCTTGCTTGGTTCACGGCACTTGGTTCAAAATCAATCGTTGCACCACCATCTTCTTCTGGTGTTACTTCTACTGGTCCTTTTTGTTGTTCTTGCTCTTGAATATCGACATCTTGTTCCTGCCCAGGAACTTTTAATTCAGTACGAGTATTCGGGAGAGCTTTATCTATATCTGCCATTTATTCTCCGTTATAGTTTATTACCATTTTTAATTAATGAACGCAACCCTTGTGAAGCTGGTCCTGATTCTGGGGGTCTGCCTGATTTATCGCCGCCCGATAGTCCTGCTATACCACCGCCTGCATATCTGTTTGTTGTAAGACCACTATAATCTTGAAATAATCCTTTACCTAAAATTGCCTGACCATATCCCTTATCTTCAATTGCTTTATCAATATAAGAAGATGTACCTGCAAGCACAGAATCTAAATCAAAACCTCTTCTTTTATTATACAAGTATAATTCTTTTTCATCCATTTCATTTAAATATCTTTGTTCTCGTGCACGATCTGTTTCAAAAGGAACATTTTTTGTAAATGGGTTAATAATATCTGCTGCAAATTTTAAAGGTTGTGTATAACTTTGTGTATCAAATATTGGTTTTAATACATCACCAATTGGTCCACCTTCTGGATCAAGTTTTCTTTTTCTTTCATCGTAAACTTTAACTAATTCATCTTTAGTTTTTTTTCTAAAAACATTATCTAAATAATTAAACCCTGTATTGTAACTTTCATCTTTACTTAAATCAAAACCCATTTTATCTAAACTGTTAATATATTTTTGTGATTCATCCGCAATTTGTTTATTAACCTCAGGTAAAGCCATTTCTGCTCCCATAGATACGTCAGAAGACATTTCACTATAATCATCTTTAGCAACATCAAATTGTTTTTCTATTGCTAATTGTTTATTATCTAATCTATTTAAATTTATTGTGCTTTGTAAAAGATTTAATTGATTTTCATCAAAGCCTTGTTCTTTTGCTTTAGCCATTATTTTTTTTTCTGTTCTATCAAAATTATAGAATATAAAAGCTTTATCTAAAGCTTCATCTAAAGGCACACCTTTACCCACACTATTTGCAGACTCAAGCCCTACATAAAAAATTTCACCACCAACAAAACTTAAAGGGTTTACAGCATTCAATCCTGCTCTTGCAACATTCTTTGCAATACCTACCGCTTTAGATGATTTAAAAAATTTACCTATTTCAGCATCTGCTGTTAATCTTTTTAAAAACCCTTCTGGGTCTTTTGTTGCTGCTGGACATACATCGGTTCCATTTTTAAAACCTATTCTACCGCCTGAAGCTTTACCACCACAATAAGCTTTTATTTTTTTACCAAAACCACCTATCTCTGCAGTTTTAATTGCAGCGTCTGTGATAGATTTTTGTTTATTGTTTCTTACAATCTGTAGAATGTTTTTTTTATCAATAGGTCCAGTTTTACCGGCTTTTGCATCTTTTTTAACTTGTATTCTTAATGCTTTTTCTTGTTCTCTAGTCAAATCTGTTAAAGGTATTGCGTCTTTTGTTACTTTAGCTCCACCAACTTTTTTAACTACTAACGGTTCGTTTCCTATAGGTAAACCATATTCGTCTTTTGGTAAGCTAAATTGATTAAATCCTATTAAATTTTTATATTCTTTTGGTAATTTTTTAATTGCACTATTTACAATTTTTTCTGCATTTGTGTTAAGTTCATCAACACGTTTCATATAGTCTAATGCAAGGCCTTCATTTTTAGCATTCATAGCTTCTAAAGCTAGTTTACTATTTTTAGAAATAGAGTCTGCTATTCTATTTAAAGGTTCATTGTATTGGCTCATTACAGAATTCATTCTTTGTTTAATAATTGCAACATCATCAGTAGTTAAAGGAACGTCTCCTCCAATTTGTCTTATATGGTGAAATGGAAATTTTTTAGTTCCTTTTGCTTTAGTAGGTTCAGTTTTTGTTAACCTACCGCTTCGAGTTTTATTTGCTTTTTTTCGAGTTAAAGGTGTGTTTCCTATTACTTTTCTTTTAAAAGAACCTGATAATTTATAATCTCTCAATCTGTCAGAAATTATTTGTGAAGTAAAATTTTTACCATCTTTAGTTTTATATTTTTTAATTAATTCAACAAATTCTTCTTTTGTTTTACCTTTGTTAGCACTTACTAATTCAATAAAATCTGCCTTACTTAACATATTTTTTTTAATTTTACCGCCAGGAATTCCTCTAGCTCCCCCACCTGTAGTATTACCTGATGTAATATTATATCTTTTAGTTCCACCTATTTTGTTCCAAAGTTCTATTCCTTTTAGACCTTTATATTCAGGTTTATTACCATGTACTTTTTCAGCTATTTCTAATTGTTTAGTTGTTGGTTTTTTTCTTGCTTCATCTAGCTTTTGGCTTCTTGCTTCGTAGTCTATAAATTCTGATCTATCTCCACCCGTATTAGGTCGTGCACCACCTCTATTTTCTTTACCATTATACCCGGGCCGTGATCCGTCGTCATTGGGTTGTACTAACTGACCTTGATTGTACATGTTCCGTGGTTCTTGGTCCATGGAGCTTGGCTCTTTGTCCCCGTACATCACTTGCATTTTGTCAATGTAATCTAATATATCAGCCATTACTCGCCTAACATTCTAGCAATGCCGCCTGATGCTTTTTTCTCTGGAAGATTTATGCCTTTGGTATCATAGTTACGATATCCTTTAGGATCAAAATCACCTACTCTTGTGCCTTCATCAATGTAATCCATTGCGTTCATTCCCGATTTATTTTCGATATAATTAACTTGTTCTCCTAAATCTGAGTCTAATTTATTTTTGTATTTTTGTTTCTTCATACTGTCAGATAATTCTTTAATAGTTAATTTGTTATCAGTTGCATATTTTTGCAATTTACTTGTATCTGTTATTAAATCATCAACCTTGTTAACTTCATTAATTCCACTCATTTCAATATCACCATCCCAGTTAACAATTTCTGGTTCTGATTCAGCGGCGTAAAACTCTTCTTTAGTTTTTCCACCACCTTTTCCTGTTGTAATATCGGGTTCAATCATTTCAGGTGCTTTGTATTCTAACTGTACAACAGTTGGCTCATTTGATGCACGAATAACTTTTCCTGTATCATCAGTTAAATGCGGTCCATATTCCATTCTTACATTACCCGTATTTAA